TATGTCTGTCGTCGAAGTCCAGATCGATGTCAGGCATTGACTTTCTACCCTCTACTAGAAATCTTTCAAACATCAACCCAAATTTAAGTGGGTCAAGATTAGTAATGCCCAATGCATATGACAAGATGCTGCCTGCAGCAGAGCCTCTACCCCACCCAACTCTAATGTTGTTAGACTTAGCCCATTGAACTAGATCAGAAACAACCAAGAAGTATTCTGGATAGCCCATCTCCTTGACTACTCTAAGTTCATGCTGAGCTCTATGCAGTACTTCTTCTGGTAATGGGTCTCCGTACTTTTTCTTAAGTCCATCCCAAGCCAATAGATCTAGATGGTCATCCGTGTTGGTGCCCTCTGGTAATGGGAAGTGTGGGAAGTGGAGATCGCCAAACTTTAAGTTCACATCTACCATTGAAGATATTTCTAAAGTATTCTTTAACCAATCTTCAGGAAATACTAGTGCCATCTCATCATAAGATTTTAGATAAAAATTATCTCCACTAAAAGAAAATCTATTTTCTGTATTTATATTAGAGTTAGTAGATACACATAACATAATGTCATGCGCTCTAGCATCTTCCTTGTGTACATAGTGGCAGTCACCCGTTGGCACTACCTTTGCGCCTATCTGTTGTGCAATATCAATTAAGCCTTGAGTTATTTTAAGTTGCTCAGCAAGACCATGGTTTTGAATTTCGATAAAGTAATTTTCTTTTCCAACAATGTCTTGCATCTTTGCGGCTGACTCTAGGGCAAACTTAGTGTCACCTCTCAAGAGAGCTTGAGCCACTTCGCCGTTAAGACATCCAGACAAAACTATTAAGCCAGAAGAGTGTGCTGCAATTAATTCGTGATCAATTCTTGGCTTGACATAATATCCCTCTAAGTATGACTTAGAAGATATCTTGATAATATTATGATAACCTTCGTTGTTCTTAGCCAGAATAGTTATGTGGTACGGGCCACGTTGTTCCCATTCATTTTTTGCAGGGCCTGATCTTTCTTCTTCGTCTCTATCAAATCTAGTTTTTCTAGCCTGGTAAAATTCAGAACCAAGTATTGGCTTAACCCCCGTTGCCACTCCAGCATCGTAGAAGTCTAACCATGAATGTATATTGCCATGATCGGTGGTGGCTAGTCCAACCATACCTAGGTCCTTTGCTTTAGCAAAGTACTGTTCCACTTTCCCGTGCCCATCTAGCATGGAATAAGTTGTATGATTGTGGAGGTTAGTCCAATTCTTCAATTAGATTCCTCTTTCTCTGTCCGAACCATTAAGAGAATCGTCTCTGGTTTCTCTATACGTTATGATTACTACACCTCCGCAGTATTTGCAGATAACGGCTTTGCCCTCTTGGGCAAATGGGTTATTCTCCATATATCTCATTGGTTGATCTGATTTGCACTCGGAGCATACTCCTATCACATCATCTGGATTTCTTATAGCCATAATTAATCTTCCTTCTTGGTCGTTTTATATGCGTATCTTATTGGTGATGGCGAAGACTTTTCTGTAGTCTCCACATACTTATTGCCAATCTGAGCCCATTTGTTTTTCTTTTCCAAATTACATTCACCACAACCTACACCCACAGAGTTAGCTCGTTCGCATGTGTATGGTCTTCCACCAATACCCATCTGTCTTCTCTTAATCCAATCATTAATATGAGCAGAAGACTTTTCAAAATTGTAATCATGACAACAACTTAAAATCTCATGAAGATATTTAATTGAATCTTCTGTGTAGGTCAAGATAGAACAAAGAAATAATCTAGCTTCATGCTCCAAGTAATGGCTTTCTTCCGCCTGATCATGAAGGCGTTTGATAGCACTGCAGTTATGTATCAGTGCTTCTTTATCAAATACCTTTGCTGACGGTGCTAGTGTTTTGAAAGCTTTTGAACCATACTTATTAAAGTAGTCTAAGGGATTATCTTTCTTCTTAGAATCTTCCTCTAAGTTATAGATATTTTCTCTGTACCATTCATTTGCTTTATAGCTAAAGACCTGCTCAGCTACATCTAGTGATCTCTTGTGTGATGCATACTCTTTGATCTCATCAAACTCTTCGTACACATAATTCTTTTCGCCGTTCAATGGATTTAAAAGTGTCTTGTAAAGTTTTGTATCCTGATGAATAGATCCAGGTAATCTCCACATTCTTCTAAGGTCATACACACTAAAGTCTAAGCTTGTCAATGACAGCTTCTTGACCATGTCTGTAGCTATATATCTAAATATTTTTGGCAGGTTGTTGCCTGGGCTTATGCCGAGGGCAATTGGTTCACACTCTATGTGAAAGCCTTTTTTGCCAGTAAAGTAAACAAGTATTGATTCAGCTGGAACATACTTTAACAAATGCTCATATAGCTTAATGCAATCTTGTTGAGCGGTACTAAAATCTTTATTATCTATATCAAAATATAGCGGACCCAACCTACTAGCTTTTGTGAACTCTGCGGTATCATATGCAAATACAGAAGTATATATACCTACGTTATTATTCTTTTCAGCATAGTATGGAACTTCCTCAATAGAGAGAATTTTGTCCTTGTCTCGTATAACTCTCTCTAGAGATGGGACATACCTAGCAACCTCGTATAGGCTCCAGTTAGATAGAAATTTATTATCTTTATTAATTTTCATTTAATCTGAGTTTTTCCCTCGGCGTCTTCAATACGCCACAAAACCTTTCTTGCATTAATATTAATTGAGTCCGAATGAGTTCTATAATATATAGACTCCTCAATATAATACTGTAATTTTTTTGCAATTGTAAATCTTTTTAATAGAATATTATCTGTATCGACGTTAAACATTCCATCTATCTTCTTTTATATCTTTGCCATCAACAACATAATCAACCTTAGATGCAATGTTGTCCGCAATATGAACAATCATATCCAGGTAAGTGACCGGACTAGTCTCGGGCACTGGTGACCACGGCCCTAGGTGGCAGCGGACTAATCTAAGTATAGACTGCACAATGTCTTCAGCTAGATACAGGGTAGATGATTGTGACTCTGAAGCAAACTTTCTATCTTCGTCTTGACACTTTTTAACAAACTGTCCAACGGTGTATGGATGCATCGGGTCGTAAGTAAATTTTGTGTCATCTCCATACCTATTGCCTTTTTTAATATCATGGAGTAGCACGGCCGCAAACACCATATCTTTTTCTTCGTCAGTTAAGCCATATGATTCTGCAAGTATTTGAGCAACGCGCATCACTCTCTTAGTGTGAAGGACATTTCCACCCTCTCCATGCTCGTCCTTTGGATGATACTTGCCAGAAAAGCTAGACGGCATCAGCCAAAAATCAGTCGATCTTACCAAGATTGATCTAACAAATGAGCTTATGTTTTCATCATCTATCAATCCTATCTCCTCAAGTAAGGGTTCTAGGATTACATCTTCCTCTTTCATCTGTGAGAGCACAGGTTTCTCTGCAAGTATCTCATCTAGAATATCTTTTTTAGCCATTGTCTTTCTCCTTTTTTGACCATAGAACCCATTTTGAACAAGGCTTATCATAAGGACACACCTTGCAATATGCCGTAAGCCCTCTTCTGGATGGGAAAATCTTTTCATCGTGCAATGAATCACACCAGTACTTAAGCGCCTCTATGTCGGCCTTTTGCACAACTACTTCGTTGAACCCAGATTTTTGATTCATTAAATCAAAGTATCCAAATTTGGTGTCGTTTATTTTATCACCAAACTTATTATAATAACCAACGTGCATGAGTGCGAAGTCGACTACGTATGTATGTTCGAACTTTAACTTGTGATTAAAGACCCATTTTACAACATAGACCTTTCCGTTTTTCTTATATACAAGATCAAACATATCATTGACTCCAATGTTTGGTGTCACTGGAGCTGTGTACTCAAGACCTATACCCATAGGAATGATATCTGGATCACTAAAGTTTTCCACTATCTCTAACAGGACTGCTGCAGCTTTGCTAGTCAAGCTTGCCATGTTGCCATACAGGCTTTCATGCTGTTCATGGACAATGTCATAGGGCGTAGTGTCCTTAGGAAACCAAAGCTTCTCCCACTTGTGCAACAATGAAGCGTAGGATGGCGTACGTGCATTTTGTTTTTGATAAAAGAAATGATTAACAATTGCTTTAATTGTAGTTTCAAACTTAAGTGAATTTAGTTTTCTTTCACCTATTGTTTCTGGTAGTTTTTGAAGGTGCCTAAAATCATATAGTCTTTCACATGTTTGGAAATCTTTTAACTGTTGTGTTTCTATTTGTATCATATTTTCCTTAGAGTATGTTTATGCTCTCAATTAGTTCTTTAATATCATCAGCGTTGACTATCTTTGAATAGGACTCACTTGTTATTGGTTCATACTCCACATACTTCTTATGCTGATCTACGTACTTGACCAATGGAGAATTGTATGTGTATGTTGAACCAGTGATTCTGTTCTTAGGGATCTGCAACTGCATTATGTTTTCATCTTCAGAATCATCTCCACTGATTAATTTCTTTTCAGTGATGAAGATAGTTACAGCACACTTCTGCTGGATTGAAAGTGATCCTCCAGTATCAGACTGCTGTACCACTTCTCTTCTTTCTTTCATTCTGTTCGAGTTTTCTTGAGCTGTAATTATCAAAACACAATCCATGTCTCTTGCAAGTTTTTCTAATCTAACCATCATTTCTTCAAACTCACCCCAACGTGGCTTACCCTTTCCGCCTTTGGTAAACATCGATTGTATTGTATCAATAACAATAACGTCTGGGACAAGTTCCGAATGGCCCATTATACTTCTGAACCATTTTTCTAAGTCTTCAAAGTATGGAGTATCTGGGTCATGCTTTACCATGAATCTATCTCCCCATTCATCTAGCTTTGCTTTAAACTTAGCTAAGTTTTGTGCCTTCTCTTTGTCACTCCAGTTAGCTGCTTCGGCATAGACGTTCTTCTCGATAATCTGAGTCATAAGTACACGCTCCCAGTGAGGAACCGCTTCCTCAAAGTTGACATACAAAACTTTGTAACCCGTGTCTGCCCAATGATTAATCAGACACTTGGCAAATGTACTCTTTCCCTTGCCTGATGGAGCGATAATAGCATGCACTGCTCCTCTAAAGAACCCACCATCATCGGTATAGCCCATTGCCCTATTGAGAGACTTGTATTGTGTTGGCAAAAAGCTTGGGATCTCCAATAGGGAAGCAGCTCTTTTTGAAATATCATTGGCAGTAGCAACACTATCGAGTGGATTAAAATTTAAATCATTTTCTAAGTTCTTTATCTCTGCAGTTATCTCAGAAATTCTTGCTACATCTTTATTATTCTTCTCACCCTTTTGGACAAGCAAGATTTGCAACTCTTGGAGTATGTCCAGCTGCTTTCTTTTATTGGCCTTATGCTTTAGCAGCTGAGAAATAGATTCATGATCTGATGTTTCTAGATTCAGAATAGCATTAATCATTGTATCTACACCAGAAGATCCACCAAGAGCTGCATGGATATCTGTTTCAGATTCTAACCAAGATTTAAATGCAATTGGTTCTACGACCTCACGCTTGGTTGCATGAAAGTAAGACAGCATTGCTTTATAGAACTCATGTATCCCAGACTGCCCATGTATTGCACCTACAACTTCGTCTGGCAACTGTGCATCAAAGTATGCTATCGAACCTGGGTTCTTGAATGACAGAGCAAAAACTTGGTATTCAATTGGATACTCTTGTTTGTCTTCAGTTTGGTTTTCTGTCATTTTTACGCTTTTCTTTTAGCTCTTTGTATATGGCTTTTTTCTTTTCGGAATTGTTCTTCTTGGCTATCTGATAAGTCGGGTTATCTTTAATGCTCTTTCGTTTCTTAACTACAGGCTCTGTGCCAGTGGTCTTAATTGCGGTAAGTATTCTATCATAAACTGACTCTTCAGTAAGCTTATCGTCATACCTAAAAACTACAAGTGCGATACCTTGTTCTTCGCAGAGTTGTATTTTTCTTAGATCTCTTTTTTGAGCTTCTAAAAAATCATCTCTAGTATCAAAGAATCTTTCTGTGTATTGGAAATGCTGGATACCGTGGAACTCTGCACCCAATTTATATTTAGGACAGTACACATCTAGCTTAAGTCTTTCGCCCAAGTGATATTCATTAACTATTGTTTCATTGGGCAAAAGCTTTTGCATTATGCTTGTTAATACAGTCTGACCCTTAGACATCTTGCGCCTATGGTCTTTCACCCAACCTAAACCAAGTCTAGTTATAGCCTTATTAAGTTGTTCACTCGTTATAAACAATTCTTCTGCAACTTTTGCTATAGACTTGTCAGTCTCAAACAGCAGATTGATTATCTTTGCATTTAAATTGGCGTAAGCCTTATTGTCTCGCTCTGTCATTATTTTTTGCCAATGCTCTAGCTACAGTTAGGGTTCTACCCAGGTCAATAATTGACATGTCTGTATTGTCCCAAACTTGTACTGCTAAAGCAGCGCTTAACATTGGGCAATCAAAGATGCACAGGTCGTACTTATCCTTGTGTGACTTTATCTCTTCTGTAATAGATTCTATCCTAGAGTAGAAGTCATTATAGGGGACTTGGATGAATAAAGAATCAGGAGAAAAATACTTTCCTATATAATTTTGATTCTGGAAAGATACAACAATAGCTTTTGTATTCTTAAAGTACCAAGAGGTAAAAGTCTTGAATACATCATAGTTATTATTGATGTAAAGCTCCAAGAAAGCTGGATCGTAAAATTCAACACCTTTTATATTAAGGCTTGCTAACTTATCCATGCTTGAAAGCATTAGATCTTTTTGTACGGCCTTGATGAAATTAGGATCCTTCTTTTGCATACCGTCAGAAAGAAGCTTGACAAAGTTCTTTGGTGGCTTCTTTTCTCCTTTTAGTTCTCCAGTCAAAGTAAAGATTGCTGATCTTGTATATGTTACAAAAGCAAACTTTTCTTTTCTCTCCAACATCAAGGATACTTTTTTGATTGTTTCTACTGCGTTATGTGATTTCATATTCCGAAATTTCCCCAAGTTATAAGAGTTGGATTAGGATCTACTATTGATTCGATGTGTTTAATATTGTGGAACTCGCCTTTGTCTAAATTCATATATCTTGTATGCTTTAACTCTTTATCTATATCTCTAGTATAGCCTAGATGTTGCATAACAAGACCTGAATGAACCCAGTAATTTCTTCTTCTTATATCTTCTACGACATAAGTAGGTTCTGAACCACAAGCTAATTTTCTGTCTAAGAATTTTCCACCATT